CACGAGATGAGAATCAACACCTTGCAATCACCCAAAACATTTTAAATAATTGGAGAAAGGGTGATGACCCAGAGATGGTTCAGATAATGAAAGAAGAAGAGCAGTGGACTTATCAGATGTTTGAGAAGTGTGTGAATGAAGAGAAGATGTGGGCAGAGTATCTATTTAAAGATGGTTCTATGATTGGTTTGAATGATAAGTTATTGCATCAGTATGTTGAATGGGTTGCAAATCGTAGAATGAGATCTATTGGAATGAAACCTGTATATGATATTGCTGCTAAGAATAATCCATTACCTTGGACAGAGCATTGGATTAGTTCTAAAGGATTGCAAGTAGCACCACAAGAAACTGAAGTTGAATCTTATATTGTAGGAGGAATCAAGCAAGATGTTAAAAAAGACACCTTCGCAGGATTCAAACTCTGATGAAGAGTTCAGAATGATTTGGATGGAGATGGATCGTTTAGAACCTCTTACACCAACTCCTATTTGGCATCCTGATAATTATAAGAAAGAAGATAGATAAATATTAAAATATAGTGTCTGGATTCAGATGAAATCTTTTAGTCAGTTTATAATAGAGAAGAAGGGTAATGTTCCTTTGAATCCAGATGAGAAAGCTGTTGAAAGATCTATAATAAAGAATTTTAATAAAAGAAAAAAATTACAGGCTGGTAATACTCCATCAAAAGATTTTAGTAATACTCCAACAAACCCTACATCAGCACCTAAAAATAGTAATAAGGTAAATCCCAATAATAGACCACCTACCTTTGCAGAGGTTGAAGCATCTGCTACACAGACTCCTCAAGGTCGAAAAGCACAGTCTGATGCGATAAAGGGTGGTGCTAATAATACGTCATCTACTGCAAACCAAAAGAATGGTGTATTAAATAAGTTAAAGAATGGTGCAGATAAAGGAAGAAAGAGAAGTGTAGATGGATTTAAAAATCTATTAGATAAGGTAAAGGGTAAGGGAGATGCTAGAGTTCCTGATCCAAAACAAGGAGAACTTGGTAAATTATATAAATCGAATGATAGGATTGCTGATCCAAATAGGGCAGGTAGTGTAAGAACTACTGATAAGATAAATCAAGAATTAAATGCGAAAAGAAAAGCACGTATAAACCCTACAACAGGTAAGGCAACAAAGAAGGGTGTTGAGAATTTTGCTATAAACCAACAAACTAAAGGTTTGAGCACTAAAGGTGATGCTGGAAAGAAATCATTAGAAAATGCTAAGAAAATTGCTAGTGATAGCAGTAGTAAAGCATATAAGGATATTGCAAATAAGATTAATACTAGTGATTATGCTGGTAAGAGAGTAAAATTAGCAAGCACTAAAGAACTTGATAAGATTGCAAAGAGTATAAAAACTTCAAAGACTATTAATCAGAAGGGTGGAAGACTTACTATACCAAGAACAAATAAACTGCTTGATACTACAACAAAACAAGGTAGAATTATATCAAAAGGTTTACCTACATCTACACCTAAAACATCAACACCTACTGGTACTAGAACAGTTACACCTGATTGGGAAAAAGTAAAAGATGGTGTTAAATCTAAAACAAAATTTAAATCACCTACACCTACACCTAAAACATCAACAATTCAGATGGGAGCAAAAGGTGGTAAACCTTATTCTGAATTTATTAAGACTGCTAAAAAAACAAAACCAGCATCTGCTATAAAAAATCTAGGTGGTAAGGCATTAGGAACAGGATTTGTTGCATGGAATGCGATTGATAATTATAATGCCGCAAGAGCACAAGGTAGAAGTGTAGCAGGATCGCTTGTTAAATCTGCTGTTACTACTGGTGCATATTATGGTGGTGCGACTGCTGGTGCTGCTATAGCTGCTCCTATCCCAGTCCCAGGTGCAAGAATTGTTGGTGGTCTTGCTGGTGGTAATACTGCATCTAATGTTGCTACTAAAACATATGATAAATTATTTAAAGTAAAGAAAAAGGATAAAAAGGTAGGTGGTGCTATACCTGGTGGTACAGGTAAGAAAAAAGGATATACTTGGAGTAGTGGTATTGCAATAGAAAGTTAATAAGGATAAATATTACTGATAGTAGTATTTGTAGAAATGTCTTACAAGAAATTTGAAGATATACAATATCTTTATGAGAATGTGGATGGTAAGGAAAGTGATATAGAAGATCTTTCTAATCTTATAGTAGAGAAATTAATATCTGAAGGGTATAGTGAGAATGCTATCCATTCTTTTATGGAAACTGCTGATGAATTTGCATTACAAGAAAAAATAATGCAGTTGGATGAAAATAAAGTTGCTAAGGGTATAGAGTTATTAAGGAAGTTTGGTAGTAGATTTATTAGAAAAAAACCACAACAGTTAAATCTTAACTTGGGAAGTAAAAGTTCTGCTTTAGATAAGGGTAAGGAAGTCGTAAAGAAAGGTGTAGAAGTTGTAAAGAAGAATCCAAAAGCAAGTGCTGTTGTTGGTACTAGTACATTAGTTGGTACTTCTGTTGCTACTAGTAATCGTGGTAATAATAAAGATACTAATACTGATACTGAAACTAAAGCTAAACCTGGAACATTTAAAGATTCACAAGGTAAGGAGTTTCCAACTACAGATACCATTCGTGGTACAACAAGAAAGGAAATTTCTACAGAAAGAGAACCTATCATAAATCGTAGAGGTAGAACTACTGGTTATACTAAATCTGAAAAGGATTTAGAGAATGAAAAAATTGATAAGCAAGTAGATAAGTCTGTTGCTGATAAAAAAGTACCGATTAATAAAGATTTAACTATTGATAAATCAGAAGAAGGACAGGCAAAATACGCAGAGAAGGCAGCAGAAAGAGCAGCAAAAGAAACTGAGAAAAAGGTAGAAACTCCTAAACCAGTTAAAATGCATTCTCTTGAAAAGAAAAATAGAGCAATGTTTGGTGATAAAGCAATTGATCATTTAAAAGCAAAGCAAGTTGACTTTAAGAAGATGCAGAGTAAGGATATGAGTAAGGATGACTTCATTAAGAAGTATCCAAAATCTATTACAGCACAGAAAGCAGCAGGTCTAAGAGATCATTATGATCCTTTTGATATTGTTTTAGGATATCTTGTAGAATCAGAACAAGTTGATTCTATGGATGAAGCACTATACATTATGATGGAAATGGATGCTGCAACCATTCAAGGTATTGTAAGAGACTTTGAAATGCTTACTGAAGAAGAAGCAGATCGTATGAAAGATGAACGCCTTGAGAAATATGGTATAGGACATGATGGATCAGATAGAAAGGCTGGTTCAGGTGGTAGTTCTGATTCCAAGAGACCAAAAGGAAAAACCAATCCTCAAAAAGAAGCTGAGAAGAAGCACGGGAAGGGTAAATCCCCACTTGACGTTGCAAAGGCAAACATTATATCTAAGTATGGTAAAGGTGCTATTGCTCCTTCTAAGAAGAAAAAGAAGTGAAGACTTATCTACAATTTAATGAGAGTATTGGTAAAGCTCTAGTTAAACTAGGAAGTGTTGGGTTGCGTAAACTTCCCAAGTATCTTCCTAAGTTTAAGTCTACAATAAAGAATTTATCTAAACCTAAGTTTGAGAAAACTTTATTAAAGAAAATTGGTAGTGGAAGTGAGCAAACAAGAGAGACTGCAAAGAATCTCTTAGCAAAATCTCAAGTATCTAATCCAAAGAATAGTGGATTTAATTCAACTGTAAAACCTTTAGGTAGTAGTACTGCTAGTAGAGTTGATACTGCAACAAAGGATCTTCAATTCCAAGGCAATCTTAAAGGTGCTGAATATAAGCGTAAGATAAGTGGTAAAGGAGATAAAGGTCCTATGGGTGCTGTTGTTGGTAGTAGAGGAAGTGGTAATAGATCATTAAGAAGATCTGGACAAGGAAATAAGATAACTGATTATGAAAAAACTGGTAGGAAACCTACTCCGATGTTTAGGAAAACTAAGGCAGAATTAACTTCTGTTACTAAAGATCCTAGTACACTAAAACAAGAACCCCATAAGTGGAATCCAGGTGATCTTTATATGCAATCTGTTGATATCAAACAGAGTAAAGCAAATTCTCGTGGTATAAGAAATAAATTAAGGACGCAACAAAAACGTGAAGCATCCCCTTAAAAACGATGGTAAAGGAATGGAAAAAGAAATAGAAGCGATGAAAAGAAGATTATCTGGTAACTGATTTCTTAACTAATGCCACACCTTCCACAACTCTTGTTGTGGTTCCAGTTGGACTGTTTAATAATAGATCCCAAAAATATTTGCCTGGTTTTAGGGTAGATGTTACTGATTTCAACATTTCTATACCAACTCTTCCTGTTGCTGGATCACTAGCAAATTGAATTAAGAAATCTGCTGTCTTTGTAGAAGATTCATATCTTTTTAGTTGAGCACAACCACTATAGTTTGCTAGATTCATTAAGGTATTTGCCTGAGTATCTTCTAGTACAAAAGTTTGTGCAAAATCTGTTCCAGTATATATTGTTATGTTTGTTGTAAAAACTGATTGCTATTTTATTAATCCAGTGCTGTTAGAAATGGTTGAATCCAATCTTCTTGATAGTTTGTAACAGTAATAACTGTTATATTTTTTGCATTTAATTTTTCAATAAATGCATCGTAAGATGCTTGAACCATATAAGTTCCACCATCAATAAATAATGCAATTTTAGATCCATTTGGCAAACTATCTATATCACATATACTATACCAATCTGATGCTGATGTAGTAGTTCCATAATCTGCATTTACTTGAACAGGTCCAAATGTTTTTCCACTAGCAGTTTGACCTGCATTTTCAGAAGTATCATATATTTCTACTTTACCTGATGTTGCTAATACTGTTCCTGTGCTAGATCCACTTCTTATTTCAATTTGAAATGCTTCGGTTCCTTCTGTGGATCTATCACCTACAATAGTTCGGGATATAGAACCAACACCATTAGTATTAATACCAACAGAACCAGTTAAGGTGTTATCAGTAAATTCTCCAGCAGCAACAGTACCAGTTACCTGTTTTGTTGAGTAATATAATGTACCAGATGTACCAATACCGATTGAGTCAGTAGTTACTGTAAAACTGACTGTACCTCTTTCATTAACTACTATTGAAGATTGTGCTATTTCTGTTGCCATGTTAAATTAGAGGAGGAGTATTTACAGTAGTCTCTGATATAAAATTGTCAGGAGCACTTAGGGTATCATAATTTGTATTGTTTACTAGATTACCAAATCCAGTAAAGTTTGGTTGTAAAAGGTAGAATATTCTGTTTGGATATGTTCCTCTAAAAGTAGACCACTTATCCGACATTGTAGTAATTCCAACATTAGAATCTGGGATGACAGCAATACAAAGTCTTTGAGCACTATTAGGTAATGAGAATGAACATCCAGTTGAGATACCTGCTCTTACTAATACACTACCTTCTAAAACAATTTCTTTGTTTCCGCCAGGTTTAGTTACCATCACATCATAAACGTAACGACCTTGTTTTAAATTTGATGTAATCCAACTTGGAATTGATAAATTTATTTTACCAAATGCTCTATTAGGAAAGCCAACTGTAAAATTGATTGCAGTTGAACTATCTGGATGCTTTCTTATTTGTGCTTTGGCGAAATAGTTAGTTAGGTTTATGGTATTTCCACCAGTTTCAATTAGGTCAAAATCTTGATCAAAATCTTCACCACTATTAATTGTAAGATTATTTACATATACAACTGCCATTTTTTAGTGCATATCCATCTTAGCTATTTATCATATATAAGTATGAGATGAATAAAAATTATGAAATGGAAGGAGATTATGAAAATCCCTGGTACTACAAAGGTACAGCTTTCACTTCTGACGATATTGGCGATTTCTTCGGTTTCGTCTACTGCATTACTAATATCAAGTCGGGTAAACAATACATCGGAAGAAAGTATTTCCAACAAAAACGTAAGCCTAGAGGTGGTAAGAGACGGGTTACGTCTGAGAGTGACTGGAAAAAATACTATGGAAGCTCTGACNAGCTTAGTGCAGATCGAAAGTTACTTGGAAACNCAGCGTTCAAACGAGAGATCTTATCCCTCCATACCAGACTCGGAGATGTAAACTACGAGGAAACAAAACAATTATTTCTTAATAATGTATTGCAAGAATCTCTTGACAAT